TTTTTTGTTTTTCAACTATAATATCTCTATTTGGATTTAAACTTATTGTATCTCCACCACTTCCTCCAATAGTTGAATTTACTAAATTTTTAATTCCAAATCTTTTGATATACATTATTTCTAATTCAAATGCTTTTTCCTCACTTAAATTAGAGTGAACAATATCTACTATATATCCGTATTTATTAACTACATTATTCCAATAATCACTTCTTTTTCTTCTGTCAAAAGCTCTTTTTAATTTTCCTTTACCAACGTAAAAAACCTTATTGGTTAATGGATTAATATGGAAGTATATGTAGTAAATATTGTTCATCTTTTTTTTTATAAAGATACTAAAATTCCTCCAATAAACAATATGTAACACGATTTTGATTTTTAACCATGTTAATTATCATTCTATACTGCTCTACATTATTGCATACTTGACAACCTGCTGAATAGTTACCAATATTCTCGCCAACAATTCTAACTGATAAATCATTTGAAATCGTGTGAAAGTTGATCCCATAACCACTACCCGTAATTGGCGCTCCTATCTCTTCACTCTTCCCATCTTTATCACCGTCACGGAAAACAATGAAGTTACCAACTTGACGAAGTGCAGGCATCTTACCTTGATGTAAACCAAACTTCCACACGTCGTAGTAAACCTCATCAGCTTTAACAACCGCAGCACCTACTCGATTATACTTAAGATAGCCACCTTGTAAGATTGGTGTACCTGGGTTTGTTGTGCCTGTTACAACTTTTACGAATTGCTCACCGTTGAAAAGGTAGAACTTATCATCGTATTTATTCGGTGCGTCTTCCTCGCTTCGTACCCCAACTATCCAATAACCTTGTGGAATAGTCTTAAATGATTTTAAACTTTTTACCCTATCGAGTATCTGTTTGTCCGTGTAATTCTTAACGTTGGTCATCGACTGTAAGTTGTGATAATACTCCTGCTACTGACCCAACTGCCACCAAATAAGGTGCAATTGCTAAACTAAACGGAGGAGCGATTAAAACCGCTCCTATACCTCCGATTGCTATCCCTGCACTTTGAATACGTTTCCAAAAGTTGGGTGTTGGTGCATTCCATCTATTTCTTAATGACTTCAAAACTTCCATCTGTATATAATATCATATGATTACTTGAGTCGCTCCATACTGTTTTAACGACTTTATTGTTTATTATTTGCCCCTCGTAAAACTTACGCTTCATTACGGTAATTCAGTTACAATTGGATTGTAAGGGATTAAAGGCATAGTAAACCACCAACTAATCACTCCTAACTCGTTTGCACGTACTAAAGTTAAAAAATTATACTCCTCTACTGATATAAACCAATTATTATCAGCGTCAGTTTTTGGGTTAAAAAATTGCAAATTGTCATAGGTTTGACCTATTAACTGATTTTTTTGTTCTGTTGTTAATTTGTATACGTTCATTTTTTTATTTTATTAAACATTACGAGTTAAAGTTGTTTGAAATAAATTTACAACTGTATTAAAATTAGTACATTCTGTATTTGTAAGACCTTCAGAAATATACGCAAAAGCTAACTCTCTATTAGTGTTATATTCATCACCTAATAATGAATCATTTAAAGCTAATAAATAAATAGGTCTATCTAATATAGCGGTAGACGTTGTTATTGTTGATGTTGCAGATGTATTGTTTAAAAAAACAGTTTGTGAAGAACCTCCTACTCGTGTGACTTGATAAAAACCTTTAGGTATACCCGAAACAGATACATAGTCACTATATGTATTTACCCTACCTATTATTGGAGAACCACCATAAGATGCTAATGACACATCAGAAGTGTTAAAAAGCCTTGCTCCCATATCGATACCTGTATATGTGTTATTAGTTCTTACATAAACTCCAATTGCTTGATTATTTAAAGTGCCACTCACATTTTGTGTCCAGTTTGTATTCACATATCCATTTGTAACGTTGCCTGTTATACCTGTAGATGAATGAGTTACACCACCAAAGAAAGTTAAGCGATGAGCAACATCTAAGTCTCTTGGGTCTTTCAAATTCCATTTATGTGTTGAAGCAGTACCACCTACAAATGGATAAATAGCTTTCATTTTAGTCCAAATGTTGTAAGTTTTTAAATCAGTTACAAGCGTGTTAATCGCTGTTTGTTGTGTAGAATCTGAAATGCTAGCAGCTGTAATGAATGCTTGAGCATCCGTGTCAAATGTAACACCACCACTACTTGCTATTATTCCGTGATTTGCTAATATCATTTAAGTATTGTTTTAGTTTAATTATATTTTCTTCCTTTGGTTTGTACTCTTTTTTTTTCTTCATAAATACCAATTAGTTAAATAGTTATTATGCTGCGGATATACATCACCGTTTTGATTCGCTGTGTACTCAGGGAATAAACTATTGTTTTTACAAATATAGTCTAAAAACCTTTGAGAATACGATTCTGCAATACGTTTTTCTTTCTCTATTAGGTAGTCAACTTCCTCCTTAGATACAATTTCACTATTCTCAGATTGGTGCTTATAAATACCTTTATTACTAATTGTGTAAGCGCAAAAAGGCAAATATTCCACCATTGTGAAATGAATCAACATAGGCTTTAAATAAGAGCGTACAAGCGTTATGTAATTACCCGCAAGTGTATTGTTGGTTATATCTGTTTTTATCTTATCCAATAGCTTACTACCCGTGTATTGTTGAATCCAAATGTTTTGTGCAACTAACACGAATTGAATAACTTTATCAACGTCTGTATTTGCGTTAAGTGAAGTGTATTCTTGTAGGTCTTTTTTTGATATTAATAGTGCTTCTGCCATCTTATTTCACGTCTGAGGGTAAATTTTTATTTCTTGGACTATATCCCTTTAATGGTAAGTTATTAGGGTAAACAGAAACTTCTGATGGGTTAGTTACTTTATACCCTCTTATCTCTGCTGCTCTTGTACCTACCTTTTCAAACATATCTTTATCGTTTAACATATAAGTTAATCGTGACCATTTGTGATGGCATCGAGGCCCACCATGGAATCTAAAAATATCGTATTTATCCGCTCCAAATTCTCCAAATCCTCTATTAACAACACTTTCACTCATCCTGTCAATATCCTCTTTTCTATACACTTTATTAGCACTCATCATTGCTTTACAAAAAGCTCTTTCAGGATTAGGGTTACCTGTGTATTTATATCGAACCTTAAACATTCTTCCCTTTACTTGTTTATCTTGTGAAGATACTGCAGTAGGTCTTGCTGTTCCTGTTGATACAAAATTTAATACTTTATCAATTAAAGAAAGTTTTGTAGTCGTATTTTCAAGGTCGTTTAAATATTCGTTTAATGATTCTTCATTATCATAATCAGCATCCCTCTCATCAATTAATACATAGTTTTCGTCAATATCTTCACCGAACTCATCTAATAACAATTCAAGCTCTGATTTATCTGAACTCATCTGCACCGTTTGTGGCTCATCTCCTTGTAACGGATTCAATGTTTTAAACTTAAGGTTAAGTGATACACCATTAAACGAAAGTATCTTTTTAACCATTTCAACTATCATTTGTTGCTTTGGCTTTATAACCATGTTTTCAAATAATATCGCTCCTGTTTTCATCTCATCTGCATTGGAACTAAATCCAGTAGCAACCGATACACCAAACAACAATGGAGTAGTTACGTTGTGTGAACGTAATATCTTGAATGTAGCCTCTTCACTTAAGTAATTGTAGTGACTTGGCGCATCGTTCAAAGGTATTGAATCAATTGTTGTTTTTGTATTCTCGTTTTCGTTAAATGATATTACAACTTTCTTACCTTTTGACCCTGTAAGCTTACTAATTACTTGAGCTGAGATTTCATCTTTCATCTCGTCCGTTGGGGTACCATTGTTGAAATTTACGATACTGGTCGGCGCAAAAGAGTTGCTAACCTCATTAATAAGGTATTCAGCTATTTTCTCTTCTAACAATGCGTAATCAATACCTCCTTGATAGTCTACATTTGAAAAGTATTTCATCCCAGCACTATAAGGCGCTAAATATAAAATCTCTACTTCTTTTTTAGACGTTCCAAACGCGTCGAATCTTTTAGGCACGTACTTCTTTGGATCAGTCCAATTGTCAGAATAGAAGTACCCTACAATATCACCATCCTTGTTACATTTCTCAGGTCTTAATAACTGAATAGGTGTGTGAAAAGCCCTTGTAATAGCCTTATGTCCTTTATCGTAATGAATCTGTAAGGCACACTGCCCTAATGCGTACAAATCAAAGATAATGCGTCTTAAATCATCTTCCTTAAGAATAGACAATAGTTGCGCCCATTCGTTTGGCTTCATTGCACTATCCGTAGCGGTTAAGCCTTGACCGTATATTAACCTACAAATGTTATTTATAACCGCATTGTTCGTTGCTGAATTGCTGTATCGTTCTATTAAGAATTGATAGTAGTTATTATCTTCACCATATTCAACCCACTCGT